CGAAGAAAAACTCAACGTTTTATTAAATTCAATAATTTTGATTTAATTGTTAATTTCCTTTTATTTTTTGTCGTATTTATATAAAATTAAATTAAGTGGCAAAGGTAAAAGTTGTAAATAATAATCTTGACGATAATCTTAATGGCAACAATTTCAATAATACTGCATCACAAACAATATTTTCGTTTGGTGGTTTTTCTGTTACCAGTAATTTTGAAGGAAGAAAAAAAATTGATTATACAAATGAATTAACGTCATTTGTTAGAGCAGTAACACTTGAAACATTAGGTGTATCAGATACACAATCAGAAATACTTCACAACAAATCAAATAATGTTGTTTTAAATCTTGATAAATCAAGTTTAAATACATTTATTAGATTTGGGTCTGCTTATGAATTTTTAAGAAACTGTATTGAAAATATAATTATAAATTATCCTGCAAGTCTTTTCTTAAATTCACAAGTTTCTAGAAATAATAATACCACTTATTTTGATTATCTCTATGACCCGATATCCAATTCATCAACGTTTAAAATTCCAATTAATTGTATTACTAATACATTTGGTTTAGTTTATAATTATGGCAATATAAGTGTCTTAGATAATAATGAATTAAGAAATATTAATTTATCTTTCAATAAATATATAATCTGGACTCCATTAAATTCCACCGGAAATACGTCAACAATTCTAGGGTATACTGGAAATACTTCAGGACGTAACTATTTAATGATCAAAGCGTCAGGTAATCCTTTCTCAATGATTACTTTAACTAATTCAGCAGCGATTAATTTCCACATAAAGCCAAATAATTTCATGTTTGAGGAATTTAGGTCGCTATTAAGTCCATATGAAAAATATATAGTTTCATCAAGAGTTAATAATGATGGTTTTAATTTTATAATAAAAGACCCTACATTATTAGATGATGGTAATGTAATTTTTTCAGATATTATATTACAATGGACAACGGGAGATAAATATAATATTGATATAAGCACTCCAAGTTATCAAAAATTTTTAGAAATAATATTAACTATTGGTTCTAAATATGATAAAGTTAAAACAGATTTAATTGCCAGATTTTTAACACCTGCATCAATTAAGGCTTATGATTTAACTGATGAAGGTAAAATGACTAAACTATTGAGAATTTACGGTAGGGAGTTTGATCAAATGCGTGAATTTATTGATTCATTGGTTTATATTAATAAAGTTACTTATGATAAAATCAATAATATTCCAGATCAATTAATTATAAATTTATCAAAAACATTTGGTTGGAATTATTTTTCATTAGTTAATGAAGAAGAATTGGTAAATAGTTTTCTAACTATTGATGAAAATGAAAGAGATTTAAATACCGATTTAATGCCTGCTGAAATTGATATTGAACTTTGGAGAAGAATATTAATTAATACCAATTATTTTTGGAAATCAAAAGGCACAAGAGAATCAATTAAAGCAATGTTTTTATTACTTGGAATTCCAGAACCTTTTGTTAATATTACCGAATATGTATATACTGTCGATGGTAAAATAAATCCAAATAATGTAAAATTAACCATAAATGATTTTCCATCTAAATCATTACCATATGATAGCGAAGGATATCCAGTAGCACCATTAGAAACAAATGATTTTTTCTTTCAAATGTCAGGAAATACCGATAGTGGTCAAGCATATTTAGATGTGTTTAGAATGGTTGGTTTTAATTTAACAAAGACGGTTGATAATAAAAAATCTTGGTCACAAAGTGGCGCAACATATAGAGTAGATAATACCACTCCACAATATTTTCAAGAAGATAGTAGATTAGTTATTAATACAAAAGAAATTGATGCTGCATTGGATACTTCACAAGGTGTTGAATATGACGTATATGATTATCTTAAAAAAGATTATATAGCGAATTCGACAGGATATACCTTACATAATTCATATGTGAATATATCACTTGGAGTTACTGGAAGTCAAAATACATTTACATTACCAGATAGTCCAAATAAAGTATTGGGTGATTTTGAAGTTCGATTTAATGGAATATTATTAAATGCACCTAAAACGGGTTTAACAACAGGAATTACATATCAAGCAGATTATACAATTGATTATTCAACAAATACATTTACATTAACTAATGGTAATTTTGCAAACAATAATTTGATTAATAGGGATGTAATTCAAGTAACATATATTTATTCTGGTGATACTCATTCATTAAGTGGAGTTACTATTGAGTATATTGTGACAAGAGTAAAAGCAATTGCAAGTGGAACAATAATACCATTGCCAAGTTCTCCTAGTGGAGATGTTCAAGTTACTGTTAATGGTATTGCATTAACTAAAGGAACTCCGCAATTTACAGCAGATTATATTATTGATCCTGATAATGATATTCATTCAAATGATATTATAATTCAAAATCAATCATTAATATCTTATTTACAGGCAAATCCTGATATACAGGTTGCATATGTTAATATTGTTGGTAGTAGTAATATTTTAGCAAGAAGTGAAATTTATAGAGTAGATAGTTATAGTGGTAGTAAATTACATTATAATAGTTTCACTAATAAATATATTTATACTTTAAATTATAAAACAAAAAATACACATGATATTAAAATATTGGTTGATGGAATGGGCATTGAACCAGATGTTGATTATAGTCTTAATGAATTAAATCCATATGAAATATTTTTAGCCAGAGCAATTAGTTATGGTAGTATTATTAGTGTTTATTATTTAGTTGATGAAAATGAGTATTATCCATCAATCATAGATGAAATTTATGGTGTTGGTGATATCACTAAATTAACGTTTTTAGAATTTATTAATTTAATTCAAAAAAGACTAATAAATGCCAAAAATAGAAAAACTATTTCTGATTTTAAGGGTGGATGGTATCCATCATTATTAAAAATATATATAGAATATCTGGAAAGAGCAGGACTTCCTGATAATGATCCATTACATTCAAATGGATATAATTTCCAGAATTTATATCAATTTTTAAATAAATATAATGCATTTTTTCAAAAATTTGTTGATCAATTACTATCGGCAACTGTCATTATAAGAAAAGGTGGTTTGGCAATAAGAAACACTATTTTCAACAAACAAAAGTTTATGCATAGAAATGGTGTTAATTTATTTTCAATCGGTTCAACATTAATTGATATTAGAAAAAACGCAATGTATAATTATTTAGGTGATGATAGTAGTGTTTTCTTTATTACTCAACCAAAACCAATTACTGGAATAACAACAACCACAACAACTACACATGCACCTACGACAACTACAACTACAGCGCATGTTACAATATCTACAACAACAACCACCACACATGCATTAACTACTACAACTACACACGTACCTACGACAAGTACTACGACAATTACACCGCCAACACCATTAAGCGTATGTTTATATGGAACATATTCAACGCCAGTATCATCAGCAGGATGTGTATGTACATCACCTGTTTTATCAGCAGGTCAATGTCTTACATTATGTTTTAATATGAATCAAATTATTTGTAATTATGGTGTAGCAACATCTGAATTATATTTAAATAAAGGATGCGGATATGCATTAAAATTCTCATACACAACATCGGGTGCAGGATGTACACCAAATTCAACATCATTAAGTTTATGTTGTGGAGAGTCTATTTGTTTTAATCGGTGTAACACAGGCGATAGTGGTTCATTAACTTCAGTATGTTTAAGTGGAATTGTTTCACATAATTTAAACATAAACCCAAGCATAAGTGGATCATATTATTACGATAATTTACAAATTCCCTAATAATTGTATTTATACTAAACTAAATAACAATGGCATTTATTATAGAAAAAAACCCGGTACTGTTGAACATAATGTTAACTTCAAAAGGTAGAGAATTATTATCTACAGGTAATTTAACATTTAAATATTTTGCTATTGGTGATGGTGAAACTGATTATGGATTTATTGAACAAATTAATAATGTTGTTAATCCTGACTATAATGTATCTAATTCATTTGTATTAAGACCAAAGGATAAAAATCCGCAAATATCATCATTTGTACGTAAAATTTCAACTGGTGATTCATATAATTCGTTTTCAGGATTATCCGCAAATTCATATACTGTAATAAGAAAAGCAAATTCAATTGGATTTTTCAATAGTGGTGGAACAACATTTCTTAATGATAATAATCACATTAAACAACCAGATGCAATGATATATATGAGTGGCGTTACTGGTGGTAATG